GACTTTGATACTTACCAGAGACTAGCAGGTGAAGTTGAAGCCCGAAACGTGCAAAAGCGAATGGATTTCTCCGCAGATGAGCGCAGACAGACGCCGCCCTGGCAAACGCAAGACATCGAAGATGAAGACCAGATTATTGTGCGCGAATGACTGTTATCCAGATACCGTACAGCCCTCGACCTCTACAACGCGAAGCACACAACAGCAAACAACGTTTTAAATTATTGGTGTGTCATCGCCGCTTCGGTAAGACGGTATTTGCGGTCAATGAGCTGATTAAATCAGCTTGTACCAGCACGAAAGAAAATCCACGTTACGCTTACATTGCGCCGCTCTATCGCCAGGCTAAAGCAGTGGCTTGGGATATGTTGAAGACATTCTCTCGCCCTATCCCTGGCATTAAGTATAACGAGGCCGAGTTAAGGGCAGACTTTCCGAACGGCGCACGCATTAGTCTTTACGGCGGAGATAATCCTGACACACTTCGAGGCATCTACCTTGATGATTGCGTAATGGATGAATATGCGCAGATGAGTGAGCGTTTATGGCCTGAGGTCATAAGACCAGCGTTATCGGATAGGAAAGGTGGTGCCATCTTTATCGGCACGCCCATGGGACACAATGCGTTCTACGACATGTACCAGGACGTTAAAGATGATGACGATTGGTACGTGAGGATGCACAAAGCCAGTGATACCAGTTACGTCGAGCAAGAAGAATTAGACGCAGCCAATAAAGCGATGTCTGATGAGCAATATCGCCAAGAGTTTGAATGCTCCTGGCAAGCAGCGGTGATGGGTTCCTATTACGGTCGCTTGCTTGAAGAAGCGGAGAAAGAAAACCGCATCGGGAAAGTGGCCCACGATACCGCGTTAGAAGTTGAGACCTGGTGGGATCTAGGCATCGGCGACAGTACAGCTGTTTGGTTTGCCCAACGTGTTGGCACTGAAGTTCGCTTGATTGATTATTACGAGAACTCAGGCGAGCCGTTAAGCCATTACACGCAAGTGATTGATGACAAGCGACAAGGCGGCTATCAGTATTCGCACCATGTGTTTCCGCATGACGTTAAAGCTAGATCGTTAGATACAGGTAAAACGCGAGTGCAAACGCTCCAGGCGTTAGGCATAGAGCCGCACGTTATGGCAGCCGACAGAATTGAAGATGGTATTGAAGCGGTACGCCGCATGCTTAAAAACTGCTGGTTTGATGAACTACGGTGTAAGCGTGGGTTAGATGCGTTGCGACAATATCGCGCTGAGTACGATGAGAAGAACAGAACTTTCAGATTAAAACCGAAACATGATTGGGCGTCTCACGCAGCAGATGCGTTCAGGTATGGCGCCATGTTTAAGGCACCGAAAATCAGCTGGGAGCCGTTAGAGTACGGCCAACAAGGAATAGTTTAAATGGCTAAAACTACACCAACGACAGACGACCAAATTGCAGCATTGTGCAGATCTGAGATCGACAACGCAGCCGGACGCTCTGGAGGCGACATCAGCCAGGAACGCGCAGATGCGCTCGACTATTACTTTGGTGAGCCTTATGGCAACGAAGTCGAGGGACGCTCATCGGTAGTGACTCGAGAGGTCATGGAAACAGTTGAGTGGATGTTGCCCTCGCTGGTTCGCATATTTACCGATGTGGATAATCTGTGTCGATTCGATCCGGTCAACGCCGACGATATAGAGCAAGCGAAGATTGAGACCGAGGTGGTCAATCACGTCTACTGGAAGCAGAACAAAGGCTTTTATAACACCTACACCATGCTCAAAGATGCGTTGCTGTCTAAAACAGGCATCTTAAAAATCTATTGGGACGACACGCCAACAGAGACCAAGCAAAGCTATGAAGGTTTAGATGAAATGCAGCTGGGCGAGCTGATGATGGATACCGCCATTGAGCGTGAAATACTGGAGTTTGAGCAGACCGAGCAAGGCTTTGATGTCACGTTCAGAGAAACAACAGCCAAAGGTTCAATCAAAATAGAGCCAGTACCGCCAGAGGAATTTGGTATTGCCCGTAATGCTCGCTCACCTTATAGCGAAGATTCTAATTTCTGTTATCACCGAACGGAGAAATCGTTCAGTGAATTAGTAGAGATGGGTTACGACGTGGAGACCATTCGCAGCTTGCCGTTTGATGATGACGTATTGACGCCAGAGCAGTTGGCGCGGTATGCAGATTCAGACTCGCAGATGCCGTTTGATTACTCCTCCACTGAATCGATGAGGATGTACTGGATCTCTGAGTGCTATGTGAGAGTCGATAGAGACGGCGATGGGATCGCAGAGCTTTTCAAAGTCTGCATGGCGGGTGGTAACTACAGCGCAACGAGCAGCCAGTTGTTATCGATTGAGCCTGTGGATTTTATGCCGTTCGCTTGTGTGTCGCCTATCTTGATGCCGCACAAATTCTATGGGCTATCGATTGCTGATTTAACCATGGACATTCAGCTGATCAAATCGACACTGACACGCTCGATGTTAGACAACACGTATTTGTCTAATAACTCACGCACAGCCGTAAATGATCAACATGTGAACCTCGATGATTTATTAACCTCCCGCCCTGGTGGTGTGGTCAGGTTTAAAGGTGATGGTGGTGCAGGTTCCTACATCACGCCGTTGCCGCATAACCCGTTACCGCCAGAAGCGTTCAGCATGATGAGTTACCTGGACGATGTGCGCAAACAAAGAACAGGCGTCGGCAATGAAGTCGGTGGGCTAGATTCTAATGCCCTGGCTAACGTTAACACTGGCGTTGCGGCCCTAGCGTATGACGCAGCCCGAATGAAAATAGAGCTGATTGCTCGCATCATTGCAGAAGTGGGTTTCAGAACAGTATTTAAACTTATCCACAAGTTGTTAATGACGCACCAGGACAGAGAAATGGTGGTCAATGTTTCCGGTGAGTTTGGGGCGTTTAATCCGGCTGAATGGCGCGAAAGAGTCAATACGACCATCACTGTTGGCGTCGGTACAGTGTCACGCGAACGCCGTATGGTGGCGCTCGATACCATCATGGCGAAACAAATGGAGCAAGTACAAGCTGGCGGTTTAGGCACAATAGTCCAACCGCATCAAATGTATCAAAGCTTGGCAGATATGACCGATGCGTTTGGTTTAGAAGCGTCATCGTATTTTACCGATCCGAGAACTGTACCTCCTGCACCACCACAACCAGACGTTCAGGCTGAGTTAGCGAAAACGCATGCGCAAGCGCTGATGATGGAGGCGCAATCTAAATTAGATGCCAACCAGGTGAAAGTACAACAGATGCAAATGGATCAGCAGATCAAAATGCGTCAGCAAGAATTAAGCATGCAAGAAACGCAATTAAAAGCCGACATTGAGCGCATGAAAGCGCAGCTACAGCAGTTCAAAAACTCCAACGATTCAGACGCTAAGATCGCAAGTCTTGAGCTACAGATGGAAAAACAAGACACCGAGCAAGCCCTGGCGCGTTTGAACTTAGAGCTAGACGCGGTGCAATCTGAGCGCAGCAGTGAAGTGGCCCAGTACAAAGCGCAGCTGGACAACATCACCAAGTTGGTGACCTCGGAGACTAAAGCCGAATCGCCTGTCGATTTGTCTGAAATGCGTGATTTGATTGGTAGCCTTATGGCGCAAAATCAAGAGATGGTCGAGCGCATTGACGCCATGTCACAAAGCGCGTCATCGCCTAAAACGATCATACGAGATGAACAAGGGTTGGTTGTGCAAATAGGTGACCAGCAGATCATACGCGACGAATCAGGGCAGGTGATGCAAATTGGATGAACACGCACTCATAGCCGAGCGCGAGCGTGCGCACCAGGCGAAACACTTACTTGAGAACACGCTGTATTTAGAAGCGAAATCAATCGTTTTAAATAATCTCACTGAAGCCTGGCAAGGCACATCAGTTGCCCAGGCGGAGGATAGAGAGCGCATTTATCACATGTTGGTCGCGGCGCGTTCCGTGTTCGATCATATCGATGGCGTAATGCAAACAGGCAAACTGGCACAAATTCAATTAGACAATAACCGCTGAGAGGCAGGAGAACATCATGGCTGAGACTCAACCATCCATAGAAGAAAGAATTAGCGCATCAATGGCACCAGAAGCTGCGGAGCCGCCACCGTTGGCCGCAGTTGAGCCACCGCCAGAGGAGATAGTCAGCGAAGCGCCAGAGGCATTAGAGCAGCTTGAGCCAGAGCAAGTCGAGCCAGAAGCTATAGCAACAGATGACACGCCGGATGAAACGCCAGATGTCACGCCAGAGAGCGAAGAAGAATCAGTACAGCTGACGTCGCTGCATGAATTGGCCGAGCATTTAGGGGTCGAGCAAGCTGATTTGTATCAGTTGCAGATCCCCATCACCGATCCTAGCGGTGAACGTCGGGAAGTTAGCCTGGGCGAATGGAAAGACACGTTTCAGAATAACCAACGTGCCGAACGCCTGGCGCAAGAAGCGTCTGAACTAAAAACCCAATTACAAGAACAGCAAATGCAAGTGTCTGAGGCAATGGAGCGCCAAGCACAAGAAGGGGCTGCTTTTCTTAGCCAGGTCGAATCGACGTTGCAACAAGAGTTTCAATCAATCAACTGGGATTCGCTGAGGGTCAGTAACCCGACGGAATGGACAGCGAAACGACAAGAATTTCAAGAGCGCAATGGTCATTTACAGAACATGCGCCAACAAGCTGCGAGCGCTTACGACCAACAAAAAGCGGCGCACAGTAAACAGAATCAGGAACAACTGGCAGAAGTAGCCGAGCGAGAGCATCGCTTAATGGTTGCCGCCGTTCCAGACTGGGCAGACGATAGCAAAAGGGACGCAGAGACAGCGAAACTACGCGATTATCTCCTCAACACAGGCTATTCCCAAACAGAAGTCGACAACGTATATGACCATCGGAACATTGTG